AGGAATCGCAATTAGTACCCTTAAAGCTGAACCCACCGCAGAGGAAGGTATATGCAGCGGTAAAGAGGTGTCATCAAGAGGGGAAGCCCATACGGATAATCATCTTGAAGGCTCGTCAAATGGGATTTTCGACATTAACAGAGGGAATGATATTCAAGAATACCTTTGTCAGTCCATTGGTCAGTAGTGGTATAGTAGCCCATGAAGTAACAGCGACGAATAACCTTTTCAATATGAGCAAGAGATTTTACGAAACCTTATCAGAAGAATTAAGGGATGCAGTCAAACTTCAAGCAAGTAATGCAAAGGAAGTAATATTTGCAAATAAAGACGGAAACTCAACAATCAAGTGTATGACAGCAGGTAATGAGAAGATAGGTCGTTCCGACACATTTCAGAACTTGCATATATCAGAGTATGCGTTTTGGCAAGGGAATAAAGAGAGAACCCTTTTAGGGTTGTTACAGGCAGTACCAAATACTGCAAACACAATGGTCATAATAGAGAGTACTGCAAATGGTTATGACGATTTCAAGATGAGATGGGATGCGGCAGTTGCAGGAGAGAGTGATTATATACCGATTTTCTGTGCATGGAACGAAATGCCCGAATATCGAATGGAGTATGACGGTTCGCCATTAAGTAAGGAAGAAAAGGAACTTATCCATGTTTATGACTTAGATAACGAGCAGATAATGTGGCGAAGGTGGTGTATAAGGAATAACTTTGGTGGAGACGAGAAGTTATTTCGGCAAGAATATCCTAGTTGTCAAGAAGAAGCCTTTCTTTTATCAGGTAGACCTGTTTTTGATAATGAGAAGATAATGGCAAGGATTCGTGATTTAGAGAAGGGATATAGGGAACACCCGTATAAGGAAGGGTACTTCCATTTTGAATATAATGAGCAAGACAGAATCAAGAATGAGAGTATAGTGTTTGTAGAGAGCCACCAAAGGAACTATGTAAGGATATATCAAGAATCAATTCCAGACACACCTTATGTAATAGGTGGAGATACAAAGGGTGAAGGTAAAGACTTTTACGCAGGAACAGTTATAAAGAACACCACAGGACAAAGAGTAGCTACACTGCACATGGACTTGTCAGAGAGTAAACCATTCACGCACCAGATGTATGCTATGGGAGTATATTTCAATAATGCTTTAATAGCAATAGAGATAAACTTCAATACTGCACCTATTGAGGAACTGCAAAGACTAAACTACCCAAGACAATATGTTCGTAGAAAATACGATATGTATACAAAGGCAACAGAAGAAAAGTTTGGGTTTAAGACAGACCCTAACACAAGACCGATAATTATAGACAAAGAGATAGCAATGATAAATGATAACACCCACTTGTTTTCAGACATACCTACATTAAGGGAAGCCATGACATTTGTTTATAACGACAGAAACAAAGCCGATGCAATGAGTGGCAACCACGATGATATGTTGATGAGTGATATGATAGCAAACGAATGTAGAGAGCAACAGAGCTTTTTATCAAAGGCAGAGAATAACAAAGAAGTGTATGTTACCAACTCAATGTATGAGGACTATCAAAACGCTAAAATAGAAGATAGGGAACTTTTAGAACGACTGTGGGGCGGAATACCTAAAAGGAGAATCGCATGATTCAAACAGTTAAAGGGATTGTAACAGATATAAGCACAAAGATAGATGCAAACAATACTTTAAGTGTTGAACTTTACTATAAGGGTTCTGATAGGATGACAGCATTGGAGTTTGAATTAACAAGCCAACTATCAAGCATTACCAAAAGGTTAGACAAAATTGAATCTTTGCTTTATGAGTTAGGAGTGGATAAATGAAAAGCAACGAAAAATGGGTAGAGAAATACGAAAATGCAAAGGCGGCATATTCAGAACAAATATCGTTAATGAGTAGGTCGCAAAGCCAATATGATGGAACAATGCAGCCAAAATCTGGAAAAGCAACAACCACTCTTTATAATGTTACAAAGGAATTGATTGAAACTACCATTGATTCACAAATTCCAATGCCAAAGGTTGAGGCTAACATTCCAACGGAGAAGAACAAAAAACTTGCCCGAATGATAGAAGATATGTGTAAGTTTGAAGCTAAAAGGCTAAAATTATCAGAAGGTAACGATGAAGATGAGAGAGCCACAAGGGTTTTAGGAGGGCAGATATACTTTGTCGAATGGAACAACCTTGTAAAGACACATGATACAGTTGGTGCTGTAAATGTAAGAATGATAAATGCCATGCAGTTCATTCCGCAAACAAGCATACACCGCAAGGAATACATGGATTATTGTTTCTTTGATTTTGAAGTAACCAAAGATTCTATCAAGAAAAAGTTTGGTATTGATGTAGCAGATGAATCAATGGATTCCGAAAAGGGAACAGATGTAAACAATGATATGATAACCCAGCACTATTGTTTTTATCGTAATGGAAACACCATAGGTTGTTATTCATGGGTAGGTCAGACAGATATAATAGATGACCCCAAATACCAACAAAGAGGCAAGAAGGTATGTTCCAAATGTGGACTTACAAAGTCTGGCAATAAATGCGAATGTGGTTCTACTAAGTTTGAGAAACGAAACCTTGAATTTGAAGAACTTGCAGAAGATATTATCCGTTCTGATGGAGTTATAATACCAAGAATGAGTTGGGCGAAAGACGAAGATGGAAACTTCTTGCAACAAGATGTTCAGGTGCCTGCCATGACACAAGACTTAGACGAATTTGGAAATATCGTTGAAGTTCCTGTATACGAGCAAGAGTTTGACGATAAAATGAATGTAATAGGCGAAAAACCTGCTATGACGGTAGAAAGCCAACCATACCAAATTCCGACAAAGATTCCATATTACTTTCCTAATGGCTTCCCTATTTCTGTTAGAAAGAATGTTTCATCTTCTGAAAAGTTTATAGGTGATAGCGATGCAGAAATGATATATGAAATTCAAGACACCATGAATAAAGTTTCAACAAGAATGATAAGTAAACTAATGAAGGCTGGTTCTATTATGAAAAAGCCTAAAAATATCAATTTCAACTTTTCAAATACAGAACAGATAATAGAATTTGAAAATCCTGCCGATGCAAGTATGATTGGTGTTGTAAATATAACATTTGATGTTCAAAATGACATGAACACATTGAGTTATTTATACAATACAGCAAAATCAGTACTTGGAGTATCCGATACATTTCAAGGCAAGGCAGACACCACCGCTAAATCTGGTGTAGCCAAAGAAATCCAAGTACAGAGAGCCTTAGGTAGACAGGAAAGTAAGTCAGTAATGAAAAATTGTGCATACGGAGAACTTTATAGGTTGATATTCCAGTACAATCTTGCTTATGCAGACGAGCCACGAAAATTTGAAACCCAAACCGAAGAAGGCGAAATCATTGAAGGTGCATTTAATCGGTATGACTTTTTGGAACTTGATGAATACGGTAACTGGTACTACAATGATGAGTTTACATTTACCACAGATTCACAAGGAAGTAGTGCTGAAAACCGTCAATATGTACTTCAAACTATGGAATCTGACTTCAAATCAGGACTTTATGGGGAAATAACCGACCCTGCAAGTATATTACAGTTCTGGAAAGACAGAGAAACCATGAATTATCCAAATGCCAAAAGGCAAGTAGCAAGATGGCAGAAAAAAGTTGAAGAACAGAAATTAATGCAAGAACAAATGCAACAGCAATTATTAGAAGGGGGAATGCCAAATGATATGTCAAATTTGCAAGGCAACGGAACTAATGGTGGACTCGGTAATCCAATCGGGTGATACTACTAAATATGTTTATGTGTGTATGAATCCAAAATGTGCAGACTACAAAAAAGCCTTCACATTAGACGGTAAAGAACACAAGCCTAAGATTACTACTAAAGAGTAACGAAAGCCGCTGTAAGACGATGTGAGAGGCTAATATGATACCATTGAGATGCCCGAGATGTAACAGACTATTGTTCAAACAAAGCTGTAAAGGCTTTATTGAAATTATATGTCCAAGATGCAAAGCAAGACTTACACTAACATTCCCCAAAGGGGAAATAATCGTTGAGGAACGTATACCGAAAGGAAAGTAATTATGTATGAAACTGAAAATGTTTTTGACGAAACACAGGAGGAAGTCGTAGATTCTCCAGAAGATGCGGAAGAAGAAATCATCGAAGAAGAATATGACGAAGAAGAAATTGACGAAGATGACGATTCAGAGGAAGTCGCAACCCCTCAATCAA